AAAGCAAGGGCTCAAAAAAAAAATCTAAAGTGAAGGCCAAGGCGAAGCCCGAACCAGTCTCTTCCGACCAGTTCAGCACTTCGAACTATCGTGGCCAAGACGAGCAGGGCACGCCGCAAGTGGAGCCTGAGCAATAGATGCCCGTCCGTGTACTGACCGTACCGGCGGGTGAGCCGGTGAGCATCGAAGAGCAGCGCGACTTCATGCGGGTTGACGGCAACGTGGACGACTCCGTCATCGGAACGCTGATCGTCGCGGCCAGGGAGCAGGCGGAGTTCTACCTGCGGCGCTCGCTGGTGACGCGCACCCTGCGGTGTCTGATGAACGGCTTCCCTATGCAGTCAGGCTCTATGCCAACCAGCACAGGGGTAACGGGCACCTTCTCTACTCAGTACGGCGACTACTTCGGGCGCAACCTGGTCTATGTGAAGGACACGATCCTGCCGTTCAACGCGCTCATGGACGGCGACCGTATTCGGCTGCCGTTCCCGCCGGTGCAGTCCATCCAGTCGGTGAATTACTACGATCCCAACGGAACTTTGCAGGTTTTGGCAGCGCAAAACTACATCTTGGACCCGGACGAAGGACTGATTCAGGCTTTACCGAACGCGGTGTGGCCTCCGGTGCAGTGGAACAAGCAAAGTTCCGTGTACGTCGATTACACCGCTGGCTATGGGGTGGCGTTCGATGTCCCTCAATCGCTTCGTGTCTGGATCATGCGACGTGCAGCAGACCTTTACGAGAACAGGGAGCTGGTAGATTCCCCCAGCGCGTACTCCATGCTCGATGCGTATCGAGTGTTTTTATTCAACTAGGGCGATGGAATTACAACTAAAACACGGCATCTGCTTCGTCGACGACGAGGATTGGGAAAAGGTCAAGCATTTGACATGGGCCTCAGTCAAAAGCGGCAATGTGTTCTACGCTATCGCCCACACGCATCGAGCTGATGGACATCGCACCACGGTGAAAATGCACCGGCTCATTCTCGATCTTACTGACCCAAGGGTCGAGGTCGACCATCGAGACGGCAATGGGTTGGATAATCGTCGAACCAACATCCGCGCAGCTACCAAAAGTATGAATATGAGAAATGCTCATCACACCAAATCTATCTCTGGCGTGATTGGAGTCTTTCCGTCTGGGTCTTTGAAAAAGCCTTGGCGGGTTATGGTGAATCGCAATCGGCGCCTGATTCATTACGGGCGCTTCGCAACCATTGAAGAAGCTCGTCAAAAGTACGAATCTGTTCGTCATTTGTAAGGGGGAAATATGGCAGGGAGCTTCGCAGACTACCTAGAACTCAAATTATTGGATCTTGTGTTTGGGGCGGTTGCGTTTACAGCCCCCACGCCGATCTTTGTCGGGCTATCCACGACCACTATCACGGATGCGGGTGCGAACATAACGGAGCCCTCGGGCAATGCCTATGCGCGCGTGTCGGTCACTAATAACGCGACCAACTGGCCAGCTGCGTCGGCGGGATCAAAGTCGAATGGTGTCGCATTTACGTTTCCCGCGGCTACTGGTGCGTGGGGGACCATCACAGACTTTTTTATCTCTGACGCGTCCTCGGGCGGCAACATCCTGGCGTATGGGGTCCTGACCACAGCGAAGGCGATCAACAACGGTGACACGGCCTCGTTCGCGATCGGCGATATTACGATTACCCTCAACTGAATGGCGGGTCACGCAACCAGTCCGGTGAGCAGGTTTTGGGCGAAGGTCGACGTGCGCGGCGAGGACGAATGCTGGCGATGGCTCGGCGCATTGAACGCCGACGGCTATGGAACATTTAGACCATCGCCGCATTATTGTCCCGGCGCGCATGTATTTGCATGGGAGTTAACGACAGGCCAGCAATTACCGAAGGGGATGGAGCTAGACCACCTCTGCCGTCATCGCGCCTGCGTAAACCCTCGTCACTTGGAAGTGGTTACCCACGGCGTAAATGTTGCGCGTGGAATCGTCGGATGGAAGAACCGAGCCAAGAATACCTGCCCTCGCGGTCATATTTATAGTGGGCGAAATATTAACGGGCGGCGCATCTGCCATCCATGTCAATCTGCGACTATGAGACGCCGCAGAGCTTCCTTGAACTAGTTGGGATGGGACGCCGGACTCCAAGTCGTTTCGCTTTCCGGTGGTGGAGGAATTGAAGTGCCGAAAATGCAAAGAGACCAGACCGGTAGATGAGTTTTGGACCAGAGGGAAGCACAGCTATCTCTCCACCATCTGCGCGGCGTGCGTCAAGTCGTGGAGTAAGGCGCAACACGCAAAGGGAAACACAGGGGAAAAGAATCACTGATTGTGGCGGTCAAACACAAATTCGTTAATCCCGTCACCGATACCGGCGGCAGCATCACGGGCCCGAGCGAGTGGAACGATCTACATGACATCACGAATGCCGTCGCTACCCTCACCGCCAATACCACCATCGTGGTCGATACCCACGAGACGGTGTATGGCAACTCGGCGGGATCAGACATCACCTTTACCCTGCCCACGGCAGTGGGGATCAGCGGGAGGCGGTTCCGTTTCATGCGCATCAATTCTGGAGCGGGCAACGTGATCGTCGACGGGGCTGGCAGCGAGACCATCAATGGGGCGCTGACCTACACACTCACCAACCAGTATCAATATCTGGAGATCGAATCGGACGGATCGAACTGGATCATATGGGACAACAACTAAAACTTCTGGCTATGGTGTTCGTGCTTGCTGCGGCAGCGCAGGCGCAAGTATCGACCATCCGCGGCGTCGGTTCGTTGCCAGGAACGTGCAAGGCTGCGTCTGCTACCCAGGCTGCCGACGTCACCGTCTATCTAAATGAGTTTTATGTCTGTGGCCCCACAAACACCTGGCGAAAGGCGACCATGCTCACCACCGCCGCACCTAGCAACGGACAGGTGCCGATTTATAACGTGGCGGCATCCAGCTACATCCCCGGCGATCCGATCGTCAGTTTCAACTATGTGAACCTGCTGACCACGGCGGTAGCCACTGCCACCGCTTCCTCCGCAACCCCGGTGCGCGTCTCGACCTTCAGCAGCTACGGGACTCTGTATTTTACTTTTGCGGGCATCACTGGATCGCCAGCCACTTGCACAGTGCAGCTAAAGAGCGCGGATAGTTTGGGGAATCTCATAAACAACGGGGCGGCTGTGGCGGTCACTGCAGCCAACGGAACGACCAGCAAAGCATTCACGCCTGTGGCCTCGTTGGTGTCGTCGGCGCAGATGAGTGCGACTTGGGCTTGTGGTACATACCCCACCGCCGGGACCATCACCGTCGACTTCGTGCCGCAAACTTCCACCAACGATGTGGCGTCGTCTATGACTGCGGCAGTTGTCCCGGCCTCCGCTGTTTATTCGGCTGGCAATGGTTCGGGTAACCTTACGGGGATCACGGTGTGTGACACCCAAAAGAATATCTCGATCACCGCTGATACCCAGATGATCACCGGGACTTCCGCAAAGCACATCTACATCTGCCAACTCAATCTTTTGGTAAGCATTGCGGACAACGTCGCGGTCGTTTCCGGCACAGGTACAGTCTGCGCCACGGGTATCGCCGGTGTTTTTGGCGGCACCACGGCAGCGACGGGATGGAATTTCGCGGCCAACGGCGGCATCTCGACAGGTACTGGACTCGGCTGGGTTGGGCGCACAGTGGCTACTGGTGACAACATCTGCATCCTGCGCTCCAGCGCGGCCCAGATTTCAGGGAATATCGTGTACACGGTCTACTGATGAAAAAACTTATTGCGATGTTTCTTCTGTCGATGAGTTGCTTCGCTGCGACGGTAACGCACCGCGATGGGTTAGCAGACACTAGCAATACAACCACATACGGACCCACTCTCGGGTTCACGCCCGCAGCTGGAGACTTGATCGTTGTCTTTGTGACTGCCAGCGGCACGGTGGCCGCTGGAACCGTAACTGATTCGCAGGGTCTCGGATTTACGAAGATCACTAGTGTTCTAAAAAATACCAACGCAGATACCATTTACATGTTCGTATCGAATGCCCTCGCCACCGCCGCGGGTGATGACGTAACTTTTGACTGCACCGGTGATGCTGCTACGGCGGTAGTGATCCAGGTATTTAGCGTCTCCGGGATGACCAAGACCGGGGCCACAGCCGTACTGCAAACTGCGGTGCAGGCTAACCAGGCTGCAGCTGGGACACCAGCCCCAGCTTTCGCATCAGCGGCACAAACCGGCAATCCAACGGTGGGGGTGGTTGGGAACGGTACCAATCCAGCAGGCATGACCCCGCCGACGAATTGGACGGAGCGTAACGATACCGGCGTTGGCACCCCAACGACGGGCGCGGAATATGTCTCGAGAGATTCAGGCTTCACGGGCACCACAATAACCTGGGGCAGCACGTCAGCATCAGCTTTTGGCGACATCATCGCTGAGCTCGATACATCGGGCGGCGGTGGCCCTACCTGTCATAACTCGCTCACTCTTTTGGGGGCGGGCTGTAACTAGATGTAACTAAAGGAGAACTATCAATGAAAAAGCTAATCTACATCGCTGTTTTGACTCTGGGGTTGTTTGGATCGGTGGCTGCTATTAACTGGCCACCTCCTTGCGACAACACGCACGATTGGTTCTGTCGGGATAATTAAAAAACCAACGGGGCACGCCACCTGAAAGGGTGGCGTTTTTTTGAAGCATGGCTGTAGCATTCCAAACCGACGCGTTCCAATCTGATGCGTTCCAAACGTCTGCCGCAGTTCCCCTCGGGGCGGTGACGGTTGCGGCGGTGTCGGGGGTTTCCACCGCACAACTTCGCCTCGCAGAACGGCTGCTGAACACTGCCATAGCGGGAGCTGCCTCGACCGCTTCTCCGCAGCTGAAGGTCACGCGACGCGTGGCCGGCACTCCAGCAGCCGTTTCTGGTGTTACCGTTGCTGTTCGCCTCGCCGAGCGTCTCATCAACACGGGTGTGGCAGCCGCCTCCGCTACTGCGTCCCCAAACGTCCACCTCGCGCAACGCATTATCAACACCGGGGTCTCCGCCACCTCGACTACGTCTATCCTCGTCCGCGTAGCCTGGCGACTGGCCACCATAGTCGCAGCTGCATCATCGACCAGTGCTTTGGCGCGTCTTGCCCAGCGGCTGCTCAATGGCGGCGTTGCGGCTACGTCCACCACCAGCGCCTTCGCGCGCGCGGCTCAGCGATTGCTTAATACGGGAGTTGCCGCAGCCTCGACAGTGACGGCGCCCTCGCTGCGGAATCTACAGAGGCTGATCGCCAATACCGTGGCTGCGGTCTCTGCAACCACGGGCTTAACCCGGTTATCCCAACGGCTGCTGAATTCAGGAATTGCTGCGGTATCATCTACCACGTCCTTCCTGCGTGCGGCGCGGAAGTTGACGACCACCGTCTCGGCGATCTCCTCCTTGACGGTGGGTGTGCGTCTCGCAGAGCGGTTGTTGTCTTCCTCGGTTACGGCAACATCCGCTCTCGCCGCCCCAGTTCTAAAAGCTAGTTACCGCATCCCCACCACTGGCATTGCCGCCCTATGCACCGTCACCGACACCCTGCGGATCATAAAAGCCCTGCAAACGGCCCTAGCGGGCGTTTCTAGCGTTTCAGGGGTAGTTAGGCCCACCCGTGGGCTTAAGGTCGCACTGGCGGCCGCCAGTAACCTAAATCCGGCCCTTCTACGGGCCAATCTAAGGCTTGCTGTGCCGATTGCCGCCTCCTCGACCGTTGCGGCTGGTCTGCGGGCAGGGTTAGCGCTGCGCACGGTGGTCGGGGGCACCTCTACCGTGCAGGCGCTGGCGCGGGCGGCCATGAGATTCCAAGTGAGCATGGCCGCCACTTTATCTCTGACCGGCGCTCTTGACTCCGGATTTCATGCCAGCTTTGTGGACGTGTTCTCGCTCCGGGGATCAGCCGGGGCATCGACGGAATCAGGAACAACCGATGGGAGCATGGTCGCTGGCAATATCGGCTCGAGTGTCCTTGCAGGAAATGTCGGTGCGGCGAGTCTGAACGGAAGTAAATTCTGAGCCGATGGGAACGGTAAAACAAAACTTCGAGATGTGGTCGGGTGATGCAAAGACGGTTGCCATCGCCGTGACCGATGCCTCTGGTGCAGTGGTCAATCTTACCGGGATGACGATCACGTGGGTCATGGCAAGACACCAATCCAAGACTCCATTGGTCACCAAGACGATCGCCAACGCCGGCATCTCAGTTCCCACTCCGACGACTGGAATCTTCAACGTCTCGCTGGTAGCTGCTGATACGTCTGCGCTCGATGGCCTCTACTACCACGAGGCGAAAATCCGCGACGTGGGAGGATCTGATACCACTGTGGCCACGGGATACGCGACCATCAACAAGAGGCTGAACCCGTAGGAGAGAGAAAAGATGCCGCAGGTTATCGGGGACATAAGGATCGAACTTCCAGACATCCGGAAGATCATTCGCGAAGCCATGCAACTCGAGGTCGAGGAGATCCGCGAGATCGTCAGGGACGAAATAGAGATCTACATGAAAAACATTCATCTTGTGAGCAGAAGGAACCAGTAGATGCAAGCCGGCAAAATGCGCAAGCGGTTCACCGTGCAACAGCGTTCGCGTGTGCCGAACGAACTCGGCGAGGAAGCCGATGTCTACACCGACATGCTGCAGACGTGGGGATCGCTCGAACCGCTGACTGGGCGGGAGCAGTTCGCGGCAGAGGCAGTGCAGGCCGAACTCACTCACCGCATCCGCATCCGCTACCAAGCAGTCTACAAACCAACGCCCCGCGATCGCATGGTTATTCCCACAGAGAATCGCACCTTCAACGTGCACTCGGTGGCGAATGTGGAAGAGAAGAATTTCGAGTACGAGATCGTTGCTTCGGAGTATCCCGATGGCGGATAGCGAGACCAAAATCGTCGGACTTGAGGAACTAGGGCGCCGACTCATGGCCTTACCTGAAGCCATCGCCCGCGGGCCCGCAGAGGATGCCATGCTAGCGGGTGCCAAAGTGATCCAGAAGGCAGCGCAGCAGAAGGCTCCCGTCAAGACTGGGAAACTCCGCAAGGCGATCAGGGTTCGCAAATCTTCTAATCTTGACGCGCGCAGGGCGGCAGGCGAGACCCTCGAAGCTGATGCCTCGGTCTACATCGCCAAGGGCGAGGGACACATCGCGCGGTTCAACGAGTTTGGCACCGGGCCCCACACCATCGTGGCCCACGGCGGTGGAGCTATTGCCATCGGCGGCGAAGTTGTCGGCAAGTCGGTACAGCATCCCGGCCAGCCCGCGCGACCGTTCATGCGTCCCGCGTTTGATACTTCGAAGGAAGCCGCGACCCAGGCGATCAGAGACACGCTGGCAGCGAAGCTCGACGCTGTAGTGCAAAAAGTTAAGCAGGGAGCGAAGTGAGCCTAGAGGCTGGGGTGCGTTCACGCCTTGGTTTCGATCCGGCAGTGCGCTCCGCCATGCAGCTGACGGCTGGTGATCTGCCGCGCATCTATCCCGTGATCTTGCCGCAGGGCGCAACCTTTCCCGCCATCTCTTACCAGCAGATCGACCTCAATCGGCCAATGACCACCGAGGGTCCATCAGGGCTTTCAAATCCGCGGATGCAATTCAGCTGCTGGGCTTCGAACTATACAAATGTGCGAATACTTTCGACAGCGGTGCGGGAATCGCTTGAGGGCTTCAGGGGGACGTTGCCTGACGCGGATAGTACCAAGGTCAAGGCGTTCACTCTTGTGGACGAACGCCCGACGTATGAAGAGTCGTCGTTCTTGCATCGCATCGACCTCGACTTTGCTGTTTGGTTCGACGATTAAAAACATGGAGGTAACACATGCCACGCACAGTACACACCGTTCAACGCCCGAAGGGTCCCGCGGGTACTATCGCCGCGCTCGATCTTGACCTTGTCTTCACCGCGGCTGATGTCGCCAACGGTAACCAGTTCCAGGCCACGGGGCGCGATGTCCTGCTGGCATGGAACACCGACGCGTCGGGACACACCCTGACGCTCACCAGCGTGGCAGATGCCCTCGGACGACTGGGACACGTCACCGCCTACGCCATCGCCGCCGGCAAGATCGCGGCGTTCAAGTGGGATTCGCTGCCGGGATGGGCGCAGCCGGATGGATCTATCCAGATCAACTCCGACAACGCGCTGGTTAAGTTCGCAATCCTGTCGTTGCCGTAAAAAGTTCTACCCCCGGAATAATCGGGGTTAATCTCTACTCGGAGGCTGTCCTATGCCAACCCAAGCAACAGTGGGCTATGGTTCGATTCTCGAAGCTGAAACCGGAGCATCAGGCTCTGGCGTTTACACGCGCATCGCCGAAGTTGTTTCCTTCAACGGACCCAACGACGACGTCTCGCTGGTGGACGCTACCAACATGGACTCGGCCAACGCTCGGCGCGAGTTCATTTACGGCCTTGTGGATGGCGGGACGGTGGACATGGAAGTCAACTGGCTCCCACAAGCTCCTTCACAGAAGCTACTGCGCACCGATGTCACCAACAAGATCACGCGCAACTACCGCATCACCCTGCCCGACACCGCTGGCACCACCATCGTGTTCCCGGCACAGGTGCAGAGCATCAAGCGGTCGGCGCAGATCGACGCGGTCATGCGGAAACAGGTATCGCTCAAGGTGAGCGGTAACGTGATCTGGAATCCGGCGTAATGAACGGGTTCTGGTGGTCCCTGATCGGCGGCGGCATGGTCATCATCGTGGTGGCCATTTTTGTGTGGTGGTTCATGTTCAAGATGACGTTCCGAAACTAAAGAGAGGTTCCCTTTGACCCCGACCAATGGAAGTACACACAACGATGCGACTGGAAAGGTCGCTATCGAGCTCGACCATACCCGCCACCTTAAATTTTCATGGCATACGTTCGAGATCCTCGAACAACGCCTCAAGCGTGGTTTTCTTTCCGGCGACATCAAGGACACCACCTTCAACGGATTCACTGAGCTGAAGGTGTTTATTTGGGCGGGATTGCTTGAAGAAGATCCCGAGCTGTCCGAGGCCGACGTCAACGCCATGCTCGACTCGCGGAAGATGAAGAAATACCAGAAGGCGGTCTACGAAGCCATCCAACTCTCCCTGGTGGACGAAGGCGAGACGTCAAAGGCCAAGGGTGAGCCCGCGGACCCCCCACAGCCCGCGATCATTTAACGTGGCTGGAGCTGTGGGCGATAGGACGCCACGACCTGGGATTGAGCGAGCAAGAGTTCTGGAGTCTGACGCCGCGGCAATTTTGGGCACTGGCACGGCGCGCGTCGTCAATCAGGCGCCATAACGATTTGCAAATCGGCGTCGTCGCTTCGGTGGTAGCGAACGCATTCTTTAAGAGAGACCGTCCGTATATGCCGGAGGACTTCTCAATGTCGGCCACGAATGAACCGAAAGACCCGCGTGCTGGCTGGCAATCGCCTGAGGAACAGATCAAACGTGCGCGAGAGATATTCGGGAAGGGTGAGTGATGACCAACAGTTATTGGGCCGCTCTAGCCTTGGCGAAATCAGCTTCTGTCTGGGCAGCGTCAGCCT